CTCAGTCTGCTGATACTGGCGGTGTCCCCGCTGATGCTGCCCCTGCTGCTGTGGTTGAGCCTCCAGTGATCGCCCAGGTCGTGCCGCTCAGTAAGACCGCTGAGAACGTGCGTGCCTGGGTCGAGCTGATGCGCCTGACCGCACCCCACCAGTCTCAGAAGGCGTTCAGCGAGCACCTCGACGAGAACATCACCTCGTTCGATCAGTTCGTTGCTGCACTGGGAGCCTGACATGCCGCTCAAAAAGGGGAAATCCAAAGAGACGGTGTCCTCCAACATCCGCGAGATGATGAAGAGCGGGTACCCACAAAAGCAGGCAGTGGCGGCGTCTTTGAGCCAGGCTCGTAAGAGCGGCGCGAAGATCCCGGCCAAGCCAGCCAAGAAGAGCTCGGGGCGCAGCCGATGAGCTCGATGATCGTCTCCACCCCGAAGGCCCTCGGCGAGACCCGGGTCCAGCAGTTCAACTTCCTCTCGCAGATGGCGGTGAACGAGACCCTGACCTCGGCCGTGGTCACCTGCGCGGTCTGGAGCGGCACGGGCACGGACAGTCTTCTGTCCGGCAGCGCCACCGTCACCTCCCCCACCGCGTACCAAAAGGTCACCGGTGGCACCGAAGGCACGATCTACCTGCTGACCTGCACCGGCACGACTAGCCAGGGCAACCACCCGGTCATCCAGACCTACGTCCCCATCGTGAGCAACCCACTATGATCTGCGTCGAAGTGCCCGTGAAGACCCTGCGCGACGAGATCGACAAGATGTCCCGCGTGGAGAGCTACTACGACACCATCTACGCCCGGGGCGTGGCCGATGCGCTCAAGTGGCTGCTCGAGGGTGGCACCCCGCCCAGCGAGAACGAACGCTCGTTTCGCATGATCCAGAAGGCCGCGTGATGTCAGGGGTGCAGCGCGTCAAACTGACTGCCGAGCTCATCGAGGCGTTCGCCGGGACGTTCCTGTCCCCCCTGTACGACAACCCGCAGCCCACACCGGACTTCCACCGTGACTGCTGGGGCATGTACTGCGAACCCCACGAGCTGGCAGCCGTCGCTGCACCCCGCTCCCATGCCAAGAGCACCGCGCTCACCCACGACTACGTGCTGGCCGTTGCCCTGTTCCGCGAACAGGACTTCGTGGTCCTGATCTCGAACACCGAAGACCTGGCCATGGCCCACTTGGCCGACATCGCCAAGGAGCTGCGCGAGAACGAGGACCTGATCGCCCAGTTCCACATCAAGGGGTTCCTGGTCGACATGAAGACCGACGTGATCGTCGAGTTCAAGGACGGCCACCAGTGCCGCATCATCGCCAAGGGCTCCGGCCAAAAGATGCGCGGCCTGAAGTGGAACGGCAAGCGGCCGGGCCTGATCGTCTGCGACGACTTGGAAGACGACGCCCAGATCGAGAACAAGGACAGCCGGGACAAGTTCCAGCGCTGGTTCATGCGTGCGGTGCTCCCCACCCGCCGCCGTGGCGGTATGGTCCGTGTGCACGGCACCATCTTGCACGAGGACTCGCTGCTGGCCAAGCTCATGAAGGCCAAGACCTGGCGCAGCCACCTGTACAAGGCGCACGCCGGGTTCGACGACTTCACCGAGATCCTCTGGCCCGAGCAGTTCCCCGAGGAGCGCCTGCGCCAGATCCGCCAGGACTACATCGAGCAGGGCGACGCGGGTGGCTACTCGCAGGAGTACCTGAACGACCCGATGGACAACTCCGAGGCCTACCTGCGATCGGACGACTTCCTGCCCATGGACGAGACCGACCACGACCGCGAGAAGATCCTGGCCGTGGGCTGCGACTTCGCCGTGTCCAAGAAGGACAAGGCCAACAAGACCTCGTTCACGATCGGCGGCAAGTGCGTGGAGAACTTCATCCACATCGTCGACCAACGCTGCGGCCGCTGGGACACGCTGGAGTGGATCAACGAGATGTTCGCCATCCAGCAGCGCTACAAGCCTGCCGTGTTCTTCGTCGAAGACGGCGTGATCTGGAAGAGCGTGGCACCCACCCTGTACAAGGAGATGCAGGTGCGCGACCGCTGGATCAACTGCCAGGCGGTGCTCCCGACCCGCGACAAAGCCACCCGGGGCCGCCCATTGCAGAAGCACATGCGTGCCGGGGGCATGAAGTTCGACAAGGACGCGTCCTGGTACCCGGCTTACGAGAACGAGCTGCTGCGCTTCACCGGCTTCAGCGACGCCGTGGCGGACGACCAGTTCGACTCGACCGCGCTGCTGGTCAAGGGCTTTGAATCAATGGCCGAGATGGAGGAGGAAGACTTCATCGAGGAAGATGAGTGGGCTATGCGCAGGCAAGACCCCCGAACTACAATCGGTAGATCATCCGTCACAGGATATTGAAAGGAAAGACATGGCCACCAAGTCCGCCCCAAAAAAGGCTGCGCCCAAAAAAGCAGCAAACGTCGTTGCCGCCCCCCGCGTGAATCGCTCTGAAGAGCGCCGCTGGCAGGCCCAGGACGATCTGCGCACCCTTCAACGTGCCCAAGAGATCCAACGCGACAATTCCCGCATGACCATGGCGCAGAAGGAAGCCAAGGCCCAGATGGCTGTGCTGACGAAGGTGATGCGATGATGGAATTCCAGAACAAGCTGAAGATCGACAAGAAGACCATCGAGTCTCCTGACCTGACCGGTCGCTTCAACGAAGACGAACTCAAGGCCCTGGGCAACCACGTCTGGGAGGGCTACAACCGCGACAAGCAGTCCCGCATGAAGTGGGAAAAGCGCACCCAGGCCGCGATGGACCTGGCCATGCAGATCCAGAAGGAGAAGAACTTCCCCTGGCCTGGCTGCTCGAACGTGGCGTTCCCGCTCATCACGATTGCGACGATGCAGTTCCACTCACGGGCCTATCCGACCATCCTGAACGGCCCCGAGATCGTCAAGTACCGCGTCAACGGCGCAGACCCCGAGGGTAAAGAGAAGGCCCGTGCGCTGCGCGTCGGCAGCCATATGTCCTACCAGCTCCTCGAGGAGGACCAGTCCTGGGAAGAGCAGCACGATCGCCTGCTGATCAACATCCCAATCGTCGGTTGCGCCTTCAAGAAAACTTACCATAGTGGTATGAAGGGACACAACGTCTCCGACCTGGTGTTGGCGCAGGACTTCGTGCTCGACTACTACGCCAAGAGCGTGGAAGACTGCGCCCGTAAGACCCACATGATCCCGATGTACCGCAACGAGGTGCACGAGAAGATCATGACCGGCGTGTTCCGCGACGTGCGTGAGGAGACTTGGTACACCACCGACGCGGTGCCGGTCACCGACACGAACACGGCACGCTGGAACCAGCGTCACGGCGAGGAAGCTCCCCAAAGCGACGACAGCACGCCCTACACGATGCTCGAGCAGCACCTGCTGCTGGACCTCGACCAGGACGGCTACAAGGAGCCCTACATCTGCACGATCGAGGCCAACTCGAAGTGCGTGGTCCGTTTGGTCTCCCGCATCGACACCATGGACGATGTGACCAAAAACATGCACGGTGAGATCATCTCGATCAAGTCGGCCGAGTACTTCACCAAGTACGGGTTTATACCTAGTCCTGATGGCGGCATCTACGACATCGGTTTTGGCGTGCTGCTGGGTCCATTGAACGAGTCTGTGAACTCGATCATGAACCAGTTGATCGACGCTGGCACGATGAGCAACTCCGCAGGCGGCTTCTTGGGCCGTGGAGCCAAGATCCGGGGCGGCACGTACACGTTTGCACCCCTGGAATGGAAGCGTGTGGACTCGACAGGCGACGATTTGAAGAAATCGATCTTCCCGCTGCCCGTGCGCGAGCCTTCGCAGGTGCTTTTCCAGTTGCTGGGCCTGCTCATCAACTACACACAGCGCATTTCGGGGTCTACGGATACCCTGGCAGGCGAAAATCCTGGCCAAAACACCCCCGCGACGACCACAAACGCGATGATCGAGCAAGGTCTGAAGATCTACAACGCGATCTACAAGCGTGTGTGGCGCTCGATGAAGGAAGAATTCAAGAAACTGTACATGCTGAACCGGGTTTTCTTGCCCATGACGACCAGTTTTGGCGAAGCCGAGTCCAAAGTGCTCCGCGAAGACTATCTGGGCGACCCAAACCGCATTTCGCCGGTCGCGGACCCCAGCATCACGTCCGAATCTCAGCGTTTGCAGCAGGCCATGGCCATCAAGCAGGCCGCTGCGACCACTCCAGGGTACAACCCCATGGAAGTGGAGAAAATTACCTGCGTGCGCTCCATGTCGACGGGTGGGAGGTCATGTACCCCGGCCCTCAACAGTTGCCGCCGCCCAAAAATCCGAAGGTGCAGATCGAAGAGATCAAGGCTCAGACCAAGCAGATGTCGATGCAGGCAGACATGCAGAAGTTTGTGGCCAACCTGATGGAGCAACGCCGCCTGAACTCCGCAAAGATACTCCAGTTGGAGGCGCAAGCCGCCAAACTGGTCGCGGAAGCCGGTGGCGTCCAGACAGGGCACGAAATCGCTGCGTTCGAGGCGGCGATTGGTGCTCTGAAAGTGCACGATGACTCCCTCAAGGGTGGCATCGAGCTGATGATGAAGCAAATGGAGTCAGGAAATGAAGCTACCAACGGAGCAGGAATGGAAGGACTGGCAGCAGCACCCATGCAGTGAGGCGCTGAGGCAAATTCTGCGTAACTGGCAGGAGTCTTTAAAGAGTCAGTGGGCTTCCGGTACGTTTACCGAGATGTCCCAATTCGGAACAGCGATCCTGAACGCGAAAGCGATCGGGAACTGTGAGGCGTTCGAGAGAATTCTTGAACTTGAGTATGAGCAACTTGAAAGTGAGTTAGATGATGGAAAACACTAGTGGTTTGGCCCCTCTGGGCCGTGCAGTTCTCGTGGTGCACTACGAACCGGAGAAAAAGGACTCGTTGATCGAGATCCCTGACTTCGTTCAAGACCGCACCTTGATGGTGGAACAACGTGCGATGGTGGTTGAGATTGGCCCAGCTTGCTGGCCCGACGAACCTGCCCGTGCGAAGCCCGGTGACAAGGTACTGATCGCCAAAATGTCTGGCTACATGGCTACCAGCCCTGTGGACGGCAAGCGATACCGCCTGGTCAACGACCGAGACATCTTCTGCGCAATCACTAAGGAGGCATGACATGGACGGCGAACAAAACGTGGCACCCGTCGAGCAAGAAGCTCGCACTCTTGGCTGGGTTCCAGCCGAAGAGTTCAAAGGTGACCCCAACCGCTGGGTCGACGCTGAGACTTTCGTGGAACGTGGCCACACCGTGATGCCCATTCTGCGCAAGAATAACGAGCGCCTTGAAACGCTCGTGAAGCAGCAGGCCGAAGAGCTGAACAAGATGAAAAACATGTTCAGCGCCTCCCAAGAATCCATCACCGAACTCCAAAAAGTTCACGCAGACGCTACCAAGGCGGCAGTGGCCAAGGCTCGTGCCGAAGTCGTTGCCGAACTCAAGGAAGCCAAGCGTGACGGTGACGTTGAGCGTGAAATCGCCCTCACCGAAGAGCTTCAGGACCTGAAGACTCGCCAGGTGGAGATCGAAAAACCCGCACAGCATCCACCTGCTCAACCTCAACAGCAAGAAGTTCACCCTGACTTTCAGGCATGGATGGATGACAACCCCTGGTTTGGTTCAGACCAGCGTAAAACCCAAAAAGCGATGGGCATTGCCCAGATCTTGCGGGCTGACCCTGAGAACGACGGCCTCCAAGGCCGAGCCTTCTTCGACCGAGTGCTTGCCGAGATGGAAGGCCGCAGCGCCCCACGTCCCGACAAGGTCGGTGGCTCTCGTCCGAGCGGCACTGGTGGGGGCGGTGGCCCCGTGGGCGGCAAATCCTTTGCGGATCTGCCTGCCGATGCCAAGGCTGCTTGCGACAACCAGGGCAAGAAGTTGGTCGGCGAAGGCCGCGCCTTCAAGGACATGGCTGCATGGCGCAGCTACTACACAAATCTGTACTTCCAGTGAAAGGTCACCCCATGAAAGTCCGTAACCACGAAGCGGCCCAGAACCCCGCTAACTCTTTTGAGAAATCCTCGGTCGACCGCAAACGCGTGCCAATGTCGACGGCAACGCAGAAGCTGACCGTTCCAGAAATTCCCGGATTCCACCTGCATTGGATGATGGGCTCACCCTCCCGTATTGCACAGGCTATGAAAGCAGGCTACACTTTTGTCGACCCCGACGAGGTGGATGTAGTCAACACCGGCCTAGCCGACGACGCCTCGAAAAACGGGAACACAGACATGGGCAGTCGAGTCAGTCTTGTCGCGGGTAGCGACACTGGCGAAGACGGCAAGGAACAGCGGCTCTACTTGATGAAGCTCCCACTCGAATACTGGGAAGAAGATCAACGAGCACTTGAGTCAAAAAATGAGCAAGTTGCTGCCACATTGCGCGGCGGCGGGGACGCAACGGCCAACCCTAACGGGTCGGAAAACCGATACATCCCTGACGCGAACCGCAAGAGTGTTGCAAACCTCTTCACCCCCAAACGGCGTCCTGCCTGATGGGACTGTTCATCTCTGATTAGGAGAATTTGATGGCTAACGCTAACAAACCGTCTGGTCTGTCGCCCGTACAGTACCTCAACGGTGCCCCTTGGAACGGGCAAGCGCGACTGTACTCGGTCGCTTACAACTACGGCACTGCAATCTACATCGGTGACCCCGTCATTCTGTCCGGCACGTCCGACACGAACGGCGTGCCCGGTGTGACTTTGGCAACTGCTGGTGACGCAAACCCTGTCGTGGGTGCTGTGGTCGGTATCGGTCGTTATGAGAGCCTGATCGCCAACCCCAACAACCTGAACATCATCTACTACCCCGCGGGTGGTGATGGCGTCAACTCGCCTTGGTACGTCATGGTCGCTGATGATCCAAACATCATCTTTGAAGCCCAGGACATCGGCTCCAGCACTCAGTTGGCCGCCGCTGACATTGGTCTGAACATCAACCTGAAATCTGGTGCTGGCAACGGCTACATTTCCGGCTGGGGTATCGACAACGGCAGCAAAGCTACCACTGCTACCTACCAGTGCAAACTGATGGGTCTGGTCCGTACTCAGGACAACGCCTTCGGCCAGTACGCTAAGTTCTTGGTCAAGATCAACAACCACTTCTTCGGCACCGGCACCGGTACCGCAGGCGTCTAATAAAGAAAGGAGAGAACCATGGCAGGCGTCATTAACACAGGTTCCCACCCGAAGCTACTCTGGCCTGGTATTCATGCCATCTGGGGTCAGATTTACAACGAGCACGCCAAGGAATACGGCGACCTCTACAACGAACTCGACTCCGACAAGGCGTATGAGCAAGACGTGGAAGTTACCGGTTTCGGCTTGGCTCCTGTAAAGGCCCAGGGCGCTCCGACTCAGTACGATTCGGAAATCCAAGGTATCGTCACGACTTACAGCCACGTTGCGTATTCTCTGGGTTACATCGTGACCTACGAAGAACTGCGCGACAACCTGTACGAAGAAGTGTCCATGCGTCGTGCAAAAGCGAACGCGTTCTCGATCAATCAAACGATCGAAAACGTGGCTGCTTTCCTGTACAACAACGCATTCAGCACTACCTACTACACGACCGCTGACAACGCTGCTCTGATCTCCACCAGCCACGTCAACGCCACCGGTGGTACGTACTCGAACGCCTTGAGCCCCGCTGCCGACTTGTCGGAAGCCGCTCTGGAAGATCTGACCATTCAGATCATGGGCACACAGAACGATCGCGGTCTGCTGATCAACATCATGCCTGAGTCGCTGCATATTCCTCGCCAGGAATACTACAACGCCAACCGCATCTTGAAGTCGGTGCTGCAATCGAACACTGCCAACAACAACATCAACGTGTTGAAGGCCGTGAATGCGTTCCCCAAAGGCATCAAGCTGAACCACTACTTCACTGCCCCGCACGCTTGGTTCATCCGAACCAACTGCCCGAACGGTATGCAGATGTTCTGGCGTGATCGCCCCATGTTCGATCAGGACAACGACTTTGACACTAAAAACGCCAAAGCCGCCACCTACATGCGCTTCTCCGTGGGCGCATCTGATCCGCGCGGTATCTTCGGTTCCAACGGACCTTAACACCCTGGTCAGATCGACTCAGAAAAGCCCGGTTCGCCGGGCTTTTTTGTTGCCCTTGCACAATGCACCAAACAATCTACAATCTCACCAGGCACTTTCGCCGCAACTTGCCATGACTAAAGGAGATTACTCATGGGCTACCCAACCAACCTCACCTTCGGTATTTCTACCGTCCCCACCACACAACCTTTGGGCAGCTATCCGCTTCCCGATCCGTTTCACACCAGCGCCAATGCCGGTCTTGACGTGGTCAGCTACGCCAACGACTTCTTCGGCATCGGTTCGACGACTCTTGACTGGACCATCACTGGTGCCAGCTCCACATTTGCCTGCGTTGACGGCATCGGCGGCTGGGCGCGAGTGACCCCTGGCGGCACGACCACTGCCACTTCCGTGTACCAAGCTCATTCGGGCTTCCAGTTCGTGGCAGGCCAGTCTTTCTGGTACCTGTGCCGCATCAAAGCCTCCGCTGTCTCCGGCAACAAGTCGCTGTACTTCGGTCTGCAAGCTGGCTCCAGCGTCAACGATGGCCTGTGGTTCTCCAAAGCCGCCGCCAGCAACAGCTTGAACCTGGTTTCGGTTGTCGGCTCGACCACAACCACCCTGGTGACCGGCGTAACCACCATGGCCGACGACACATTCGTCGATGTGGGCTTCTATTTCAACGGCACCGACCTGCTGGTTTACTCCGGCGACGCAGTTGTCGCCCGTGTGACTGCTCCAACCATTGGCGCATCTGCTACCACTCTGACCAACGCTCTGTTGGCCCCTGTGTTCCAGATCACCCCAACGGCTACTGACACGCTGACCATCGACTACGTCATGGCCGCTCAGGAAACCACTCGCTGATAAGGAATTTGGTCGTGGACATCAAAGTCACTCGTGATGGATTGAAGAACGTGGTCGTGATGGTTCACGGCGAGGTTGAGGACACCCTTGACCAAACCGTGGTCATCGACCCATCGACCCTCCAGCACGAGTGCAGACAGGTGAAACTCGACCAGATTCTCTACTCGGTTGAAGGCGGCCTGAAAGTGCGCATCGGATGGTCAGAGGATGGAACGCTCCTTCCTTTGGAGGGCCGGGGCCTGTTGAACTATTACCCGTTCGACAGTCTCCAGGCCTCAAGCATTGGCCAGAAACTCTGGATCAGCGCTACCGGCTCCGGTGCCTTTCATCTCGTCTTCGATATGACCAAACAATGAGAGGTTTACCATGAGCGACAACGTCTACATCAAGAGTGGCGAACAACCCCGCTACTTTGGTTTCTCCGCTGGCAACTACGCCACAGGCACAGAAGCCTCAACACCGGTCTACAAAGAGTCCCCCTACTCTGCGTTCCAGGCCATCGTAACTGGCACCAGTGGTGCCGTGGCCGCAACGGTAGCGATTCAAGTGTCCAACGAAGAGGCTACCGGCCAGGGCACGAAATCGAACTGGATCACCATCGGCACAATCACCTTGAGCGGTACAACCACTGCCACCGACGGCTTTACCACGATCGCCCCTTGGCGATTCGTTCGTGCGTCCGTATCCGGTGTCAGCGGCACCAACGCGCAAGTTGAAGTCATCATGGGTGTGTAATGACCACCGCCGTCAACAGCCAATATGGGTCGTATAACACCGTAGTTCCTCAGTATTTGAACGACTACGGTGTTTTTGACGACAAGTACGGCGTAATCCAAGAGCCGGAAACAAACTCGTATTTGCTGTGTGAGAACGGCAACTTCCTGGTTCAGGAAAACGGCGGCAAACTGATATTGGGGTGACCATGAGCGGACCAGCAACCTATTACACAGCACAGCGGATCATCCGTATGGCGTACAAGGACGCCGGTCTGATCCAGGAAGGCGACGAGCCCAACGGTGAGCAATACGCCGATGGTCTGATGCGCCTGAACGACATCGCCAACCTGTGGCAGACCCAGGGCCTCAAGCTCTGGCTGAACCAGGATCTGCCTGTCCCACTGGTCGCCGGTCAGGGCAATTACAGCCTTGGCCCGGGCGGCACGGTCGACATGACCAAGCCCCTGCGCGTCATCGAGGCCTACTACCTCGACACCAGCGGCATCCGTCGCCCCCTGGTCGTGCTGTCGTGGGACGACTACTTCCGGCTGTCGCAGGTCAACCAGACCGGCCAGATCAACTCGTACTTTGTCAACAAGCAGCAGCTCAAGCTGGACCTGTTCTTCTGGAACATCCCAGACGCGCTGGCTGCCACCGGCACGGTGCACTTGTTGATCCAAAATCAGATCACCCAGATGGTGAGCCTGACCGACACGACGGCATTCCCGATCGAATGGTCGATGGGTTTGCGCTGGGCACTTGCCGACGAGCTGTCTACCGGCCAGCCCCAGGCAATCATGGACCGTTGTGAAAGAAAGGCCACCGCTTATCGTCAGGCGCTGGAAGATTGGGACGTCGAAGATGCGCCTACCTCGTTCACACCAGACCAGAGGGCTTTGTATGCGACTTCATCGTTTCGTTGAAGAGGAAGAAGTATGTCCGAAAAAGAACAAACGACTGGTTCTGGTGCAAAGCGCCTTTCAGACCAAGAACTCGAGTCAATCAAAAAGCAGCTCCTCGACTCCATCTACGCCGACATCGGAAAGAGCGTGGTCAAAAAGATTCTATGGATCGGTGGGGCGATTCTTCTTGCACTTTATGCTTGGATGAAGGCACACGGCTTCGAGGGAGTACCCAATGCCTGAACCACAGCGTCTGCCGCTGGCTGTAAAGCCTTCCAACCGCGACGAAACCACCGATCGGGACGCGAAGATCATCAACGGCTACGTTGAACGGGTCAGCGAGAGCGAAATCGAGGTTTACAAACGTCCCGGGTATGCCGTTTACCCCGCCGCGTCCACTGGTGTCGCGGCAAACGGCTGGGGCTCGTACAACTGGAACGGTGACCTGTTCACGATCTTTGGCAACAAGCTGTACAAGAACAATGTGGCCGTGAGTGGCACCGTCGACAACACTGCTTTGTACTCGTTCACTTCGACGCTGGGTGGTATGCCGCAACTGGTGTTCCAGAATGGCGTCAAGATGTATACCTACGACGCCACAAATGGTCTGCTGGAGGTCAAGTCCTTGGCCCAGATCATCGTGACGGGCAATTTGAGCAACGGATCGCCCATCATCACCGGGATTTCGCCAAACACCACCGGGCTGACCGTGGGAATGGTCGTCACCGGTACGGGCATTCCACTCTCGACCAAGATCTTGACTGTGGACAGCCCCACCCAAGTCACGCTGGACCACAATGCCACGATCACCGGCAGCCAGCGGATCACTGCGGCAGCATCTGTGGTGCTCACGGGTGACATATCGACGGGTTCTTCGGCGATCACGAACATTTCGCCCAACACGACGAACTTGTTCCCTGGCATGTTCGTCACCGCGACCGGTATTCCTCAGTTGCTTAAGATCCTGACTGTCGACAGCGCGACACAGGTGACCATTGACGGCAACGCTACGGCCACAACGACCGGGGTGTCGCTGACATTCGAGACCGGTTTCCCCGTTGACCGTGTGCCGGGCATCGCCTACCTTGACGGGTACATCAACGTGATGACCCCTGACGCTACGATCTGGTCGTCTGATGCCAACGAGCCGGACTCCTGGCCGCTGGACAGCAACATCGTGGCTCAGATCGAGGCCGACAAGGCCGTCTACCTGTCCAAACAGCTTGTGTACCTGCTGGCCTTCAAGAAGTACAGCGTGGAGATGTTCTACGATGCTGGCAACGCCGCCGGAAGCCCTCTGTCGCCTGTGCAAGGGGCCAAAGTCAGCTTCGGCTGCCGCCATGCTGGCAGCATTGCGAACATGGAAGGCACGATCTTCTGGGTCTCGCAGGCCCGGGACGGTGGCACTGCCGTGTACCTGATGGACAACGTCAAATCCGCGATGATTTCGACCCCTCCCATCGAACGACTCTTGCAGCAAGCTGACTACACGACCGTGTATTCCTGGTGCGCTCGGGTGGCTGGGCACAAGTACTACTGCGTCACGCTCCCCTCGAGCAACTTGTCGCTGGTTTATGACATGACCAGCCAGCAGTGGTACCAGTGGACCGACTATCAGGGGAACTACTTACCCTTTGTCAGTGCCACCTACACCGGCGACAACCAGGCCATCTTCCAGCACGCCACCAATGGCAACATGTACGAGCTGGAGATCGTCAACGCGACCGACGACGGTCAAGTGATCACGATGGACGTGTACACGCCCAACTACGATGGCGGCACCCGCAAGCGCAAGACCGTGGTCATCATGGACATCATTGCTGACCAGACCAATGGCAGCGTGTTGCAAGTGCGGTGCAGCGACGACGACTATCAAACCTGGACCAACTTCCGTGAGGTGGACCTGAGCAAGAACCGTCCGATGCTGATCAACTGCGGCACCTTCCGTCGCAGGGCCTACCATTTCCGCCACCAGTCAGCCACGCCTTTGCGCATCCGAGCAGTTGAGTTGCAAATCGATCTTGGGACGCTATGACGACCAATTTCCAGCCGCCACCAACTTACGCGGACCCCGTCGTTGTTGACGAGGCGACGCGCAAGGGCCAGTTCAACCCGATCTGGCTCAAGTGGTTTCTGGACCTCTCGCAGTTCATCAACAACAACGGTGGCGGCGGAACGATCCAGCACAACACCCTGGGCGGTTTGCAGGGCGGCATCTCGGGTGAGTATTACCACCTGAACCAGGCCACCTACAACATCCTGAACAACATCGGCACACCTGTCGCTGGGTCAGTGGCCTACGGCAACGGGTCGACCGTTCAGTTCACGGCTGTCGGGTCAGTGGGTCAGGTGCTTACCTCGGCAGGCTCCGGTGCGCCCACCTGGACCTCGCTGTCCGGCACGGCGGTCACCAGCTTCTCGGCCGACTCGACTGGCCTGACCCCGAACACGCCAACCACCGGCGCGGTTGTGCTGGGTGGCACGCTGAACATCGCCCATGGCGGCACAGGTTCGGCCACGGCCGCTGGTGCCCCGTTTGCAATCAAGGGTGCCAACAGCGACATCACCTCGCTTGCCGGGCTGACTGGTCCGATCCAGACCCCGACATTCATTCAGTTTGCCATTTCACCCGCAGTTACCCCAGCACAAGGGATGCTTTGGTTCGATGGGAACACGACATTAAATCTTCAGATGACTGCCAACGTGGACGGCAAGATCAACGAGGATTTATTCACGTATGTCAAGGCTACCGCTGCCATCACCAAAGGGCAGTTGGTGATGTTCGATGGGACAGATGGTGCATCGGGTCATATTCGTGCAAAACCATCCACGGGTGTCACGGTTGCTCAATACATCATCGGTGTGGCCGCTGAGAGCATCGGTAACGGCAGCTTCGGTTTGATTCAGACAAATGGACAGTTGCTTGGGATAGACACCACTGGTTCATCTGTGGGCGAAACATGGGCAGATGGTGACGTCCTGTATTACAACTCGGCATACGCGGGCGGTTTAACCAAGGTTTTCCCTACCAGCGGTCCCATCGTCATCGCTGCGGCAGTGATCTATGCCCACGGAAGTCCGCAGGGTAACATTGAAATTCGTCCGTCGTTCACTCAACGTGTCACGGGTACGGCTCCAGTCGTGTCGACGCAAACCAGCACTGGTGCTGCGATCAGCCTGGCTTCGGGCTACGGCGACACGCAGAACCCCTATGCCTCGAAAACTGCCAACTACGTGCTGGCGGCTCCCAACGGATCAGCCGGTGTACCGAGCTTCCGGGCGTTAGTGGCCGCTGACATTCCGACGCTGCCGTACCAGCCAACGGCTGCACCGGTCACATACACAGCCAACTTTTCGGTGGCCACGACCGATGTCTGGGTCATCAACAACAAGTCCGGCTCATCGTGCACAGCGACCCTCCCGACAGCCTCGAGCTACTCGGGCCGGGTGCTGCGGTTCCAGAACTACCAGGCTCAGACCCTTGTGTCAGCCTCGAGTAATGTGGTGCCGATTGTTGGGGGCGCGGCAGGGACTGCAATTTTGAATGCTGTGGCAGGTGACACCTGCACTTTGGTGTCCGATGGGACAAATTGGGTCATGACTCAGTACACGCCGAACAACGTGCTGCTGCTTGAGTAACGGTTGCCGAATCCGGGTGGTTCGGTAGAATGTCGGGAACGCCGACGTAGGAGAACGAAATGAGTTTTTTGGGTAATTTGCTTCCAGCAGCGCTGGGTTTTGCCTTCGGTGGTCCTCTTGGTGCGGCAATGGGTCTTGAGGGTACTGCCGCCAGTGTGGCCGGTGGTGCTCTGGCCGGTGGCCTGGGCAGCTCGGCCACGGGCGGCAACTTCCTTTCGGGCGCTTTGGGTGGTGGCCTGGGTGGCTACGGCGGCACAATGGGTTCGCTGGGCGCAGGCGTCGACATGGGTGGTGCCCAGGGCCTCACCCTCGGCAGCGCTGGCTCTGGCCTCGGTGGTGCTGGCATGGAGGGCCTCGGCGCAGGTCTGACTGCCGGTGGCTACGGTGGCGGCTACGAACTGTTCGGCGGATCTGGCATTGGTGGCGCTG